TATATGTCATTCTACGGAATATTTACTGTTGCTTTTAGTTATGATGAAGAACAAAAGGAATTAAAAGATAAAAAGAAAAAAGAAAAGGAGAAAAAGAAAGATGCCTGATTTGTATAGTGATAGTTTTATTCGGTTTAAAGAAGATACTCACCAGTATTTTGATATTGATAATGTAGAATATCAATCAATGTCAAGAGTATTGAGAACCATTCAAAATCCATTTGATCGAGAAGGTATTTCTAAAAGAGTTGCTAAAGGACAAGGTATTTCTCAAGCTGAAGTATTAAAAGGATGGGATAAGAAAAGAGATAATGCTGCTGACTATGGTAATTTTATCCATGATGGTATGGAAAATTACTTTAATGGAAATAGAGTAGATGATAGGCGTATAAAAGAATTGGGAAAATTATTTTCATCAGAAACCAAAGATTATTATAGGTTAAGTACTGAACATATTCTTTATGATCGTGAATTTAAAATAGCCGGCCAGACTGATCTTCTTTTAGATAGGCAAAAGAAACCATCATCAGGTGATTGGATTATTGATTTAATGGATTACAAAACTAACCTTGAAAAAGGAATTTATTTTGATAGTGTTGTAAGAAAGAAAGGAAAGATAAATCATTATAAAAAATTCCTTTTACCGCCATTAGACCATTTGGAAGAATGTAACTATAATATTTATGCCTTACAACTATCAGGTTATGCTCGTATGTTGGAAAAAACATATGGAGCTAAAATAGGTAAATTGTTTATCATTTGGATAAGATATGTTCAAGAAAAAGATATGTTTGATTATACTATGATTCCAGTTCCATATATGAAAATGGAAATTGATGCTTTATTTAACAGTTATTTTAACTTAAAAAAAATTGCCTAATGGATTTGTTTGCTAAAATATTAATATTGATTACCTTTGTTATTGTATGGATAATTGCATCGCTATTGATAGTATTGTTTAATCCTACTATATTTGATGATACATACAATGAATATCAAAATTCAAAATTAAAAGAATTGTATTTTTTAAAGTTAGCTTTAGAAGGTCCATTTGTTTTATTAAGATTATTAAAAAAGAAATGATATGTATGGTATATTTCGGGTAAAAGATGATGATTCTGTAATTGTAGATAAAGATGCTTTGCTTCTTATTCCTGAATTATCAAAAGTTTCTGAAAAAGAATTGAAATATATTATTCTTGTTTATGATACTTATGATTCTCCACTTCGTAGAATGCCTTATGAAATGAGAAAAATAATGGCAAAAAGAAGAGTGTGGGGTGATATTAAAAAAGATGTTGATAAGTCAATTGATATGATTAAAGCCATAGATGCTTACAAATCAATATGTTATGACCCTATTCGTGAAAGTCTTGATGCTGTTAGAACAAAAATTTCAATGCTTAATAAAAGTATTGTAGACCCTACACTTACTTTAAAAGATGGTAAAGATACTGTTACTCAGCTTGAATTTTATGAAGATAAAATGTATGATCTTCAAAATCAATCTAAAAAAGAAGAAACTATTGCTGAAATAAAAGGTAAAAAAAGTTTAAGTACACTTGAAGTTTGGCAACGTAAACAGATTGAGTATAGAAAAATAAAAGAAGCAGAAGAATAAATGTTAACACCTGATTCCTATATAAAAAATAAAAAAGGAATTTATGTTCCTATTCGAAAAGGTAAAGGATTTAATCCCAATCCAGTTGCTTCTGAAGGTATACCAACTTTTGCTGATTCTACTAATAATCCTGATAATGTTGGAACAAAGGCATATCAGGATTATTGGGATGAACAGTATGATAGATGTATAAATGGATATGAAACAGGTGGTATATTTATTCCGGGAAGATATTATTATTACTTAAATTTTACAGTTTTAAATGGTTTATTTGGGCCTCAGTTTCCTTGGATAACTGATCTTGATTTGGAATATTTTTTAACAGTTGAATGGATTAAAGAAAATAAAAAAGCTGGTATAATATCTATTAAAGCAAGGCGTAAAGGATTATCTGAAAAGTTTCAGGCTATAGCTAACCATGGAGTTCGTTTTATTGAAGGATATAAAGCTGGTATTGCTGCCGGAATACAAAAATATACAGATGGTTTAAGAGAAAAATTTGTTTCAGGATTTGATTCTGTTATTCCTGAAATGAGTTTAAATTATACGTTATCTAATGATAGGGTATTTCAGGCTGGTTATGAAGAAAAAAGAGAAGGTGGTTCTTATAAGCTTTCTGGTTATCGCGGCCAATTAAAATTTGCAACAATGCATGATTCGGCTGAAAAATTAGAAGGTGAATATTTTAATGATGTTGCATTAGAAGAATCAGGCCAGTTTGAAAAATTAAGAGCTACTCATGATTCTATAAAACCTGCTCTTGAATTTGGTTCTAAGATGGAAGGTACATTTTATATTTATGGTACCGGAGGTAATATTAATAGTACATCAAAAGATTTTCAATTTCTTTGGGAGCATGCAGAAGCATATGATCTTACTAAACTTTGGGTTCCGGGTAGAAGAATGTACTATCCATTTTTTATAAATAGTAAAAAAGGCGTTCCGATAAATCCTAAAACAAAAAAAGAAGATTTTGAAAATGATCCTCGAACAGGTGAGAGAATTGATCCTATAAAAAATCTTAGAAAATTTAAGCCGCATGAAAGGGTTGGAATGGAGGATGTTGATTCTGCTTCTGATTTTATTAAAAAGAAAAAAATTGCTTTAGCTAATTTACCAGATAAATCTGCTTTGGTAAAATATAATAAATCATATCCAGAAACAGAAGAAGAAGCGTGGAGCTCCGGAGGAAATAATAATTTTGATAGTAATGTTTTAAATAATCAGTTGGTTCATTTAATGACAATAGAACCAATGATAAAAGAATATGTACTTGATTGGGTATACGAAGAAAAAGATGGAAAAACATCTAAGAAATATCCTCTTGAAGTGGTTGCAAGATTAGCTAAAAAATCTGATCCTGATTATAAAAAAGTAAAGGTAATACAAGAGCCGATAAAGGGTTATAAAGATTTGGATGTTGCTGGTATTGATAGTTACAATCAAGATGCTACTAAAACATCTAAATCTTTAGGTGCTATGATTGTACTTCGAAGGTATAGTGTTATGCCAGGATATCAAGGTACGTTTGGTGGTGAAATGCCAATATGTATGTATTATAAACGGCCGGGTAGAAAAGAATTGTTTTATGAAATGACTTTGAAAATTGCTGTTTGGTATGGATTAAAAAAGAATACTATGATATCAGCAGAATATGATAGTATTATTGGTTATTGGAAAAATATTGGTGGTGTACAGTATATGTCAAGCCGACCACGTTCATTTGAGTCCAAAACATCAAAACAGGAACATAAATTTGGAGCTAAAATGACTATGCATTCAAAGCCATTGGCATTAGGTATAGCTCAATCATGGGTGCTTGATAATTATCAAAATATATATTTCCCAGAACTTATACGAGACTTTTTAGCATATGATGAAGAGATTGTAGAAAGTGACTGGGATGCTGCTGATGCTGTTATGTTGGCTTTGATGCGTATTGAAGATATGCGAAGAAATCCAAGAATAATTGGTGAAGATGATTCTGGTAAATATGCTGAATCTCCAGTTTATGAATTAGATGAAGAAACAGGAGAAATAGTTGTAGTTTCAAAATCAAAAGTTTCGGGAGCTGAAATGATTAAAGAATATGATAAAGGCTATGTTACATCAAGTGATAACCCATTAGATTATATAGAGTCTGATCCTTTTTCTCATGTATTTGATGATTAAATATTTGACTTTGATTAAAAAAAATATTACTATTATTGCAAAAATATAAAAATATGAATAGCAGTGTTCCAGATTATACGCAAATAAATTTCTCAGTTGAAAAAGAAGAAGCTAAAAGAATGATTGATTTTGGTGTTACTCTTTACAGAGAAAAGGAAGAAAGAAGAAAAACTTTCAAGAAACTATACAATTCTTATAATGGAATAATTGATAAAAAAGAAATAGATCGCGTTGTCAGAAAGCATGGAAATATTTCAAGTACTCCGTATATTACTTATCGTATTGGTAGAAATAAGATAAAGCAGTTGATAGGTGAATTTTTACAAATTGGAACAAGGGCTACTGTTTATACTATCAATCCGGAAGCACAACAAGCTAAATATAAAAAATATCTTAATTATAAGGGTATGGCCAAGGCTAAGCCTATGATTGAAAAAGCTCGGCAACAAGGTTTAAATGTTTATCCTGGATTTAAAGTTCCTGATGAAAAAGAAGTTAAAATAACTGCAAAAAATTTCAAGGCAAAAAATGAAATAATAATGCAAACGATTTTGAATCATAAAATTATGAAAGAAAATCTTCTTGATATTTTTGGTGAAAATTGGAAGCAGCTTATATTAACTTCTGAAATGTGTGGTAAATTAGAACAGGATAAATATTTTAATGATGTCTTTCGGCCAATAGATCCTCGTAATGCTATTTATGTTGAAAACATGTATGATCCTTTTTTAAAAGAAAGTTTTATAAAAGGTGAAAGAAGGTTAATGTATAAGCATCAAATACTTCAAAGATGGGCCGAAGATTTTTTAAATGATCCTACATTAAAAACAGATTTAGATAATTGTGAAACTGTTCAGGATTTAGAAGGAATAGATATTGGTTCTACTGATTATTTATATGAAGTTTTTGAATTTCAATTTTTTGGACAGAAAACTTATCGTAAAAAAATAAGTAAAGATAAAGATGGTGCTGTACATACTCGATTTATAAAAGATGAAGAGTGGGCTAAAGATAAAAAGAAAATTGAAAAAGAAGTTAAAAAAGGAAAATATCGAATTGTTGAAGAATTTAATTTAACAACAATTTATGAAGGAGCAAGAATAGGTTCTGATTTTTATATTGGAATACAAGAAAAAGATGGAAATATTGTTTGGACTGATGATAATGGATTTGATCATCATGAATTTGATTATGTTTTTGGATTATTTAATACAGTTGATGGAGTTCGCATTCCGCTTCAAGAAATTGTATATGAAATGGAAAAAGTTTATAATGCTATTCGTAGGCAGTTAAATCTTGAAATTTCAAAAATGCGTGGTGATATGGCTATCTTTGATGAAGCTTTTATGACTAGCAAAAAAACTTTCACAACTATTTTACATGAACTTTCAGAACATGGTGCAAGTACAATGAATTCAGCCGCAGAAGGAGCTGTTTCTGGTGATGATCAAACAGTAATAGATCGTTTTGTTAAAACTTTTAAATTAGGAGATTCTGAAACAATAAAAACTTTAATAACTCTTGCTTTAGATATCGAACAAACATTAGATCGTGTTACTGGAATGAATGAAGACAGGCAAGGTATTGGTAGTGCTTCTTCAACAGCTACAACTAATCAAAATAATGTAAATGCATCAATAAGTATGACATATGATATGTTTCATTTTGCTCAACTTTACATGAATGAAGTATTATCAAGATTACTTGAAAAAGTAAAAATTAATTGGACTTGGCTTGAAAACAGCAGTCATGGAATGATATTATCAGATGAAGAATATGGATATTTAAAAGCTACTAGGGAACTTTCTAATGATTCTTATGGAGCCTATATTACTGATGGTAAATTTGAGTTTGATGTTCGAAAGAAAATGGAACAATTCTTTTTACAAGAAATTAATGCTCAAAAATTGAGAACACTAGATGTTGCTAAATTTTACAATGAAAAATCATTTGCTGGTTCTTTAAAGGTATTGCAAGATGCTTATGATATAATTAATAATACTTTAAAAGAACAAGAACAAATGAAGATTCAGTCTCAAAGCCAAACTGCAGAACAACAGCAGCAGCTAAATTATCAGATGCATGAAGATGAGCAAAAACATGAAATTGATAAAATAAAAGTAAAAGGTGAAGAAGATCGTAAAACAAAGGCTATGGAAAAAGACATGGATAAAAGCATTGTTGTAAATCAAGGATTACGCGATCGTATGAAACAAAAAGATCAATTAAATCATAATACTGATATAAAACAAAGAGAGCTTGATACTAAAAAAGAAATTGAAAGAGAAAAACTTTCTCAACAATCAATGCAGCAAAATCAAAATAATAAATAAAAATTTGTGTATAATTAATATTTAAAGTTATGTGGTTAAAAGAAAGTAGTATTTTATTAAAAGAAGCTGGTCCGGATGGAAATGGTGGAGCTTCAACATCTATCGAAGATGCTTTTACCGGAGCTGACGAAGATGATTTTGATTTAACTTCTTTAAGAGGAAAGTCAAATGATGATGATCAATCAGGTAAATCTGAAATTAAAAATCAAAATCCAGAAGATGGAAAAGATGAAAACGGTAATTTAATTAATATTCCCGATGAAGATGATGAAATTAAAAGCAATGAATCTGATGAAAAAAAGGAAGAAGTTAAAGAAACCGATGATCAAAAAGCTGAAAAAGAAAAAGCTAAAAAATTAGAAGAAGAAAAAAATGAATTAAGGCAAAAAGAAATTGATGATATTTCTGAAACTCTTAAAAAAGAAGGAAAATCGGAAGATGATATTAATAAAGCTATTGAAGAGAAACAACAACAATTTATTGATGAAGATATTGATTCTGAAATAAATCCTTTTAATGAATTTGAACCTTCTGAAAAATCTTCTGGTGAAAATGTTGAAACAACTTCTGTAAACTACAATGACCTTGCAAAAGATTTGGAAATTGAATTAGAAGAAGGTGTTGAAATTAAATCTAAAGAAGATTTAAAAGATATTTACAAAAAGCATATTGAAAAAGTAAAGTCTACTGTTGATTTAAGTCAATTTTCTCCCGAAGCAAGAATGGTTATTGAAAATATTCAAAAAAATAAAAATCTTCAATTAACTGATTTTTACAGAAATGATACTATTCGTTCTATTGATAATTTTCTTTCCTTACCGGATGATCGAAAGGTTAAAAGCGTATTAGCTGAAGAAGGGAAAAAAAGTGGTTATATGGGGGAAGAACTAAAAGATTTTGTTGAAGATAAATATGCTGAAATGACCGATGAAGATATTTCTTCTCAGTTAAAAGAAATTAATAGAAATGCAACTGCAATTAAAACAAAAGAGTTTAGTAAGGTAATTGCAGAAAAAAATAAATATTTTGAAGAACAATCTAAAAAGGAACAAGAAAAAGTTTTAGAAGAAAGACAAAATCTTGTTAAAAAAATAAAAGAAACAAAAACTTATAATGGATTTAAAATTCCTGAAAATGTTATAAACATTATGGCAAAGGAAATTGAATCCGGTGAGTTTCAAAACATTTTAGATGAAAATGTTGAAGAAGCAAAAATAAATGCATATATTGGCATCAAATTAGGTAAGCAATTAGAAGCTGCTTATCAAAAAATGCTAAAAAAGGTTCAAGGTGATAATTACCAAAAAGGAATTGATACTTTGAAAAAAATGAAGCATAATATTAAATCTTCTCAATCAGGAGTATCTACTGGTTCAAGAAAAGCAAACGACTTATCTTTCAGTAGTTCATTATTTGAAGAGGATTAAAGCATAGAGCATAATAAGTTTTAGGTAAGAGAGCATATGACAAGAATTAAATTATTAAAAATCTAAAACTTATTAAAAATGTCAAGAATACAAGTTCAACGCGGATATCTTAGTGATGGCGATGCTTCGCATTATCACTTAGTTCAAAATCATCTTTTAGATGAGAAAGCTAATATTGATAAAGTTATTATGTATGCTGAAAAGCGTTACTTAACAACTTTACTTGTTTCAGGTGCAAGAGAATCTCGATTCACTGCTCCTGCATATACTCCAAAAGGAAGAGAATCTGTAAAAACTCATATCAAGCCATTAGATAAAAATGCAAAAAAAGTATCTTCAAAAGGATATGCATTTAAAGTAATGGGTAGAATTCAAAAAGAAGTTGAAGTTATTGGTCAAGCAGGTACTCCTACTGCAGGAACTGCAACTCAGGGTGGAACATTTTCTTTGTATTTGAAAGATAATACTTTGAAAAAAGGTATGAACGTATTGTTTTCAAACAATAAACATGCTCGAGTTATAACTCTACCTACTGTTGCTGGAAATAAATATTTATATCGTTTCCAATGTTATCCTGGTGACACTTTCTCTTATACTACATGGTGTGCATCTGCTTCTGGCCGAAGAACTGTTTTTGGTGGTTATTCTACTTATGGTGAACGTTCTAAGCGTGGTTATGCTACTTTCTTTTATCCTGATACTTATATTCAACATACTTCAATTCAGCGTAAATCATTCTCTATGAGTGGTGATGTTATGGCCGAAGAAGTTCGTTGGTATTCTGTAGACGGAGCAAAAGGATTTGTTTTTGAAGCAGAAGCTCAAATGAGACAGCAGTTCTTACTTGAAGATGAGCATCAAAAATGGTGGGGTAAATCAACAGTAAAAGATGCTTATGGCAATCTTTTAGATCGTGCTGCTATGATCGAAGAAGATGATGGAGAAGAAATTGTTGCCGGTGATGGTTTGTATGAGCAAACTAAAGGAATCAATGATATGGAAACTTCCGGAGCAAATGGAGCTGCTACATATCAAGATTTTGCCGATATGGTTGATCGTATTAAGCGGCATATGGATACAACAGGTGGTGATCCTATTATTGTTGTTACAGGCCGTGAGGGTATGGCTAATGCTGCTTTGATTGCAAAACAAGAAGCTCAATCTTCAAATGTTTATTATACTATTGATGCTAAAAACAATTCTCAAGTAGGTGGTATGGATATTGAAGTTGGATATAATTTCCAAGTTTTAAATATTGCCGGTGAAAAATTGTTGTTCGTTGAAAATCCTCAATGGAATGATAAACTTAAATATCCTGCTGTTCTTTCTAATGGAAAGAGCAAAATGGGTTCTACTTACTTTTTCTCTAAATGGGGATCATTAGGTGATGGAAGGAACAATATGGAAATTATGGCTCGTGGCCGTAATGGTGTTGACCGTAATATGGTTTATTTAACTAAAAACGGTATGACTGGTTATGGAAAAGCTGAAGAAGCTACAGATGCTATTTCTTTCCATATGTTAAAAGAAAACTTGATCATATGTTATGATCCAAGACTTTCTGGTTGGATGGAACCAAGTGCTACTGCATAAATATTTAGGGAGGTTAAACACCTCCCTATCTTAATTTTTATTATTATTCTTATGTGTGTATATAAAAAAGAAAAAAATGAAATTAGTTAGTAAAGAACAAATGGTAAGTTTTGCCAATAAATATTCTAAATCTATAGAAGGTGCAAACATTCCAACAGATATTATTGATGTTGATAAACTTGCTAAAGTTATGCAAGATGAAAGACGTGCCAATAATGCTGCAATGATTATTGAGATAAGTCCAATAATTAAAAAGGTTAATAGAGATACTAACCTTGGAATAACAAGTGTTAAAGATCCATATAATAATATTGTATATGGAATCTATGCTGGTCTTGATCAATTTAAGAATATTATTTGGGCCAGGATAAGTTTAGAAAATGGGATTACTTTGAATCTTGATAATATTAATGATGCAAAGCGATGGGTTGTTATTCGAATGCATCCAAAAATTAAAGGTTCTCCTTTTTGTCTTGATGCTGATGAAGCATTGTATGAAGTAAATGATCCTACAATAGAAGCCGAAAAAACTTATCAGAAAGTTGGAAAGATCGAAAAGTTATTTACAATGTTACGTAAAATGAATGGTGTTGATATTATTGATGCTATGAGGTATTTAGGTGAAACTGTAAACGATCAGACTACATATAAAGTAGCTAAGGCAAGAATTTCGGAAATGATTCTTAGCAATACTGATTATGTTTATCAAAAAATGACAAGTAAACAAAAAGGTATTGAAGCTAAAATTTTAGCTGCTGTTGAATATGGTATTGTTCAAGAGTTACCACAAGAAGGATACATTTATAATGAAGTTCCTTTAGGTATTTCAATGAATGATGTTATTAATTATTTTGAGACTAACAAAACTGTTCGAAATAGTATTCTGGCAGAAGTTGGTCAAAAAGATGTTGTTTCTCATAATGCTCAATCTGACTTTGAAAGTGTTGATAAGCAAAATGAAGATAACATATTTTAACTAATAAAATTATAAGTTATGAATATTGTTCAGATGCATATAGGAGTAAAATCAAGGCTTGACCAAGTTAATACTCCAAGATTTGAAGATTGGCAAATTGATAATGCCATAAATACTGTTTCTAGTTATATTGTAAGGTTAAAAATGGCTGGTACAGTTGAAAATGGTCAACGAGTATCTTTTCAAAAGATACAAATACTTCGCGATGAATTGTATACTTTAGTTAAGGAAAAAGCATCAAATACTGCTGTTGATCCGATAACTATTGATTCTGATAAGTATATTCAAACATTGCCTTCTGATTATCGTTATTTACTTGGATTATTTATTACAGTAAATAATATTGCTTCTGATTGGTGTTCTCCAATAACTTATAATGATTTGCCTATATTAAAAAAGAATCCTTATCAAAGGCCAAGTCAAGATTTTCCTTATAACTTTTATTATATTGAATCTGAAAATGGTCTTGAATGTTTTTATAATAAGCAAACAAATGATGTGCTTAGTTATGCTAAGATTTTATATATATCTGAACCGGTAACTGTATACCTTGGAACCAAATATGGCCCGGGTACTACTACCGGTTCAGTTATTGCTTATACTGATATTACTTATGATGGTGTTGTAAAAAAAGCAGGAACGGCTTTTACACTTTCAAGTGCTGTTTTACATACGGCCGGAACAGTAGTAAAAGATTTTGTAAATTCTGATCTTCCAAATCAGCTTCATGAAGAAATAGTAAAAGAAACCGCAATCGTTCTTAATAAAGACATTGAGAATTATGATAAATGGAAAGTAATGAGAGAAGATTCAATGATAGGGAAATAAAAATTTGATTTATAATTTTAAATTCATATATTTGAAATGATTAATTCAAGGTTTAACCGATAAAAACAAAAAAAATGAAAACAATTGTAAGAAAAGGAATTATTAACACATTAGCCGCAGCAGGAGCAAACCTGCATACGGATTCCGC